CCCACCCGCCTATGTTGAGTGTGACAAACTTGGAACCAGCCTCAAGCAAACGAATAGCGGTCAGAGAGTCCTGACCAAATGCAGAAGCCTTGAAGGAATCGTACTCAGGATCAGTCTCAATTTTGAACGCCTCAGAAGCCGGTCCCATGATGATGTTCACAGCCTGACCTTTCAAGCCATTCCAGTCTTCAACGATTTGATGACCCTTGGAGTTGAATGCAAAGTCGGTATCAACACCCTTGAGGATTTTTAGTCGTCGCTTGAACGCGGCGTCAGTGCCAAGTAGTTTCAGGTCTTTGCGACCCTCACGAGAGGCGTCGTAGCCAGTGTACTTGCCACCAAGCCATGCTGCTGCGTCGTGCTGGAACTTACCCAGCTTCACGTATGAGGGGAGACCCTTGGGAGTGTTTGTGCCGAGAACAGCACTTGCAACACTACCGTAGCTCGGCCACTTAGACATGGTCCCTGCACCAAAGCTAGCCTCACCAGTCACAACCCAATGGGTAGCACTAGCGTGGTTAGCGTCTCTATGACCAAACCCTCTGACGATTGCGGCCCTATCTGTACGCTTCGCCAACTCTTGGAACAAGCCACCTAGATGGATACCTTCCACGTTGGTAGCTACCGTGCCGGTAGTAGAGCGTCTCTCAATGACGGCGTCTGGGATAGGATTGAAGGTTTCGATATGAGTGGCACCACCACCCAACCACAAGAACAAGACGGCAGTGTCATCCTTATTCAGGTCTTTACCGTAGCTCGCTGTTATGTTTCCGGTCGAAAGGTAGGCACCACCAAATGCACCCACACCGTATTTAACGAAGTCTCGTCTATTCATCTTACTCTCCCTGTGCTATGGTAATATCTATGTGGTACATGTTGCCAACGGAATGTCTGAACTCTTGGAGTTCTATAGAAACCAAAGTTGAACCCAAAACCGAACGTTCGTGGGCGGGATAGCCAAGTTGTCTGTGGTACCCATGCTACACGGGGTCGATAATATGTAGTTCGATAGTGTGTGGGCTGATGGTAACTGGCCCCACTGTAATAATGAGAGTGTCCGTGAATACCCCATCCTCTATGGTGATCTTGAGCTTGCGTCGTCCCGCCAGTAGTTACTAACAGAAGGGCGAACATAAGCAGTGTGAATAGTGCGTTTTTCATCTAAAACCTCTCTTTTTGGGTTAAATTAACCGGGTGCTTCGTAGAAATTCGTATCAAAATTAGGTTTGCTACAATCCTGTATTGTTTTTTCCATCCCATGTTCTTTGATGTGCTTCTCTATATACATACACATATTCTGGTCTGTACCCTCCCAATTTGTCTTGCAAAAAGTACACATTCTGGTGCATTTGAAGTTCTTCCGCCTTGGGTCGAGCAGCTTGGGGACAGTAGTCGCCTTGATTTCCTCGAAACGGCCCTTGAGCATCCCCAGAAACCGTGCCTCATCGCTCTCGTCGAAGCACATGCTAAAGGGTTTTGGGTCAATCTTCCCGTCAATGTCCTTACAGAAGAAGATACTCATAATTCGATTAGGATAGTCTGGGTACAACTTGGAGATTGCATAGAAGTAGAGCAACAGTTGAGGGTCGTTCTTGAGCTTCTTGAAGTCCTTTTCCTCCATTGTAGCCCAATTCATACATCTGCCCGTTTTCCAGTCTATAACCTCTATTGTATTCTCATTGACGAGGGTCACAAGGTCAATCGTCCCCTTAATGGCAAGCTGCCCCGTTACGGTCTTGCCGTCGATCTCATACTCATACTTAGCCCAATCTTCCTCAATGGGGATGTCGAAGTGGGGTTCTGGATGATGGATATTCCTGAGACGCGGGTCAAATTGACCCTCATTCCAATCGACAAACATCTGTACTGAACGCCTTACCTCACGATAGTCTGCGGGCTGCCACTTATGTTCCGTCATCTTTAACTTGTAAGACTCGAAACTTAACTCCGTCAGTTCGTCCAAAAATTCGTCGGTGTGTAGTCTAGCTTTGTCAACTCTAACTTTCAGACATACATCATCCTCTGTGACCAGCCACTTGTTCTTCGGCTTGTCCTGTTCAAACTTTTTCAGCCCTGACAAAATCTCCATGACCTTGTGAGCCATTGTCCCCATGTCGGCCTTTTTGTTGCTCTTAGACGGCCACCCTAAATTGTATGTAATGAAATACTGTTGTGGACAGTAGTCGAAATTGGAATATGACGACGATCTAACATATGTTACTATCAAATGAGTCTCCTACCGTTGAAGGGACACGAGATGGTTGTTGAAAAAGTCTCGTGCGTTAGTTTGAAAGTTTACCAATGACAACTCCCGATTGTCAATGACGTGCTTGAAGGGGTAGTCATCCAAGGCGAGTTCGCTGGAATGAGTATCTTCCCCAAATGGTTTCCGCGTAAGCCGCAGGAGCAATCCTCCGGCTCCCTCGATGGCCGTAGCTTCGTTGGGGAAGCGAACGTCAGCGATGATAGCCAACTGACTTCCCTCTGCCTTGATCTTCTTAATGGTAGCGTTGACCCACACAGGCTCATACATCTTACGCATGATCTCTGTGCCGAGAAACTGCATGAACTCACGAGAGGTCATTGGGCCTGCCTCGTGGACTATGACACCCCAATGATCTTGAAAATCAGCGGAAGATTCATTGTATTGATTTGTCAGAGAGGAATAGTTGTCAGGTGTGACTACTCCGGGCATGTTCTCCCACAGGAGGTGAGGCTGCACCGTGTTCTTCTGCTCGTCAGTTCCCCAGACATGCTCGTGAGGAATATCAAACAGGTAAGTACACATACGCTTGAGTTCGTCTGCGAAGCTGTACAGTTTTACATACGGCCACATGTTCTCATTGGCATATGAAGCAAACTCATCGTCCTTTCTAGTTACGTCGAACTCTCCCCAACCCAGATTGCCAACGCTGTCATGGGTGAGAACCTTCAAGGCTCCATCGTCATCAATAGCCCATTTTTGGGCCAATCCATAATGCTCCAAAACCAAGCCGTGAAAGATGTTGGCTGTAGTGTTCTTGCCAGCCTGTTTCCGTCCAGAAATTCCGATGATCTTCATTAGTATAAACCTTTTAGTTCTGAGAGAATGTCAACCTGTAACTTTTCCACCATCAAGTTACCCAAGTCCTTTGAGTGCATGGCGGGAAATATCAGTTTGAACAAACGGCCAAACTCCCGCTTGATCTTAATTTTTGACTCGCGTCCAGCAGAATCATTGTCTGTCAGTATGACGAGATTAGTAACGCCGCTCGTTAGTAAGAGTCTTCTCTGTTGCTCTGAGATGGTCTTACCGAACAGCCCTACGCAGTTCACCACACCAGCCTCAAACATCTTCCATACATCGCCCTGACCCTCGACAACGAACATAGTTCTGGTCTTCATGGCGTGTTCGATTGCCCTATCCCAATTGTATAGGTAATCAGTCTTCTTCAATCCGTTGGAGAATAGGTATTTTGGAAGGAGCCATTGTCTAGTCGATCTAGCAATGTACCCAATCTCTTTGCCCTCAAAGTGTATCGGAATGATGGAACGAGACTTCATAGGAGACTGCTTGTCATTGCAGTCTTCAACCCCAAACAGTTCCAGCGTATCCTCTGTGAATCCTCTGGTCTCGAAATAGGGCGATCTCCCACTGGTTCGAGGCTTGTAGAAGTCTTGCAAAACCAACTCATGTCTCGGCCTGTTGAAAATCTTGTTGATGTCTGTCAATTCATTGCGAACGACTAGCTTGGGTTCAAACCCCCTCGCATCGTCGAGATCGTAAAGCTGGGTCACGTAGCGGAGTGCTTCCCCAAATTCGTCTGTTTCAAGAACGCCCTTGACAAAGCCAAACACGTCCGTCCCATAATGCTCGTGACACCCGCGAGTCCAACACTTCCAGAGCTTGAAATTGTGGGAGAAGGAGCAGCCGTTCGGATTGTCGCTACCCGAATGAACGGGGCAGCACATGAATATATTATCCCCATCTTGGACATATTCCAAGTTAAAACTGTCCAGAAGGCGATAAATGTCAGTAAAAATGATGTCTTTGACCATATTGAGGTCAAGACGTGTGCCCTGCGGCTTTGTTGTATTCATACCAGAGAAGACCCGTGTTTGCCAGTGCGTAAGCGAACCACATTAGAGAGTGAGGATAATCGCCCTGCCGAATGTTATCCCCAGAGATGAACAGATACAAACAGGTTATTACTGCAATTGCCCAAATGGTCATACCATCTCCCCGTAGACACTTAGCGTACCTAATGGAATTTCAATCAGCAAAATTCTCTCAGTCATGGTTTGTCTCCGTAGTAATAGTCATACATTGAATCCACCTCAAATGGCACCTTCATGGTATAGTGCGTTTCAACAACTATCATCTTGATCAGCTTACCGTGTGGATGCCAACCGCTTTCCTTCTTGAGCCACTCGTCGATTGCCGAATCTCTATCTCCAGCGTTGATAAAGTCAAAACCCTCATCTCCGTCTCGCTGCCACATAACAATGAAGTTTGTCATCAGTGAATTTCCTTGAATAGTCCGTTGGGAACGTTGATTAGATGACAGTTTTCACCATCGCACATCCCGTCACTCCACACCCAAATGTATGAGCATTGTTTTTTCTTATCTCGGCTAACAGAGAGTACGCCGAAGGGTATTCCGCCTCCAATTTGTGACATTTCCCGATGATTGACCCTGCCGATGAATCCACCAGAGTACTCTTTGATAACCCAAGTAGGTTCGATGAATTCGATCTGGAACTTGTACTTTTCAATTTCCTCTCGGACGGAGGGTTGGAGCGTTTTGTGAAACTTTTCAATGCGGCGTTCCTCGTAGGTCTTTCCACGAGGGCGGTTCCAAGGGCTGTTGTACATTTTAGCTCTCCGTATCAAAAGGGGGTACGTCGTCTTCAAATTCTGTATCGGCACCTTCCATCGCCCCGCCACCTTGGCCGGTCCTAGATTCATCCCTAGTTCCCACCTCTACGAGGCGTGCGTAGGCACCATTCATATTGAAGTTGATGTAGTTACCATCAATCAAGCCAGCACCGTGCCTAGCCTTGAGGTTGACGCCCTTATGGCTTCCACCCTGCGGACCATCTTCGGCCATTTCTTCAACGCCCTTGAGCTTGAAGATAGTGAATGAGGTACACAGCCAGACGATACGGTCAGAGCCACTAGAGACAGACGTGTCTTCCCTAGTGATACCCTCACGGTTTAGCTGAGTGAATGAGAGACATGCAAAGTCATATTTGACTGAGAGATTGTGGAGGGTCGTGATTTGAAATCCAAGGGCCTGATATTCCTGCATGTTACTACTGATACCCGCCGCCGACATTAGCTTGAGGTAATCGTAGATCACTAAGCAGTCATTGGTTCTGCCTTCTTCGTCCTGTCCCACTTCGCGTAGAATCCACCGCTTGATCGTATTTACAATCGTTTCAAACGGGGCACCTGAGACGCTGACGTAGGTGTATGGCAAAGCCTTGATCTCTGCAAAGGCTGCCTTGACCTTGATGAACTGTTCTTCATCGTCTGAGAACTTGCCGGTGGCAATGCGGTTGATATCCACTCCACTGATATGAGCGGCCAGCCTGTTCATGTGGTCTTCTTTGCACATTTCGGTATCCAGCATGATGACTGGAATGCCCTGACGTGCATTGTATAGGGCTACGTTGTCGGCAAATACAGACTTGCCAACACCGGGACGAGCGGAGTCAACATCAATGCACTTGCGACGTAAGCCGCCACCAATGATGGCATCGAATCTAGGATAACCACTGGCGAGACCAATCTGATCGCACTTGTTATCAATCAGGAATTGAAAGTAGTCATCAATACCTTCTCCCAATAGCTCTGGTTTTTGACCAGACTCATCATCTCGCAGGAAATCCATCAAGGGGTCTTCAATGAGACCGATAATCTCATCAATGGACTCGTCGCCCTTGATATCGTCGATGTCTCTGCTGATTTTCTTAGATATCCGCTTGGCACTGCGAGCGAATTCAAACTTCTTGATCTGAGCAGCGAAGTGCAGTATATTGCCCTGCTTGACGGGGAATGCCATCAAGTCACTAATATACGTCAATTCTTGCTCGGTGCCAATTGCTTCCGACAGGCTCAGTTGTTCGGCGGCAGATAGGATCGCCGGAAGATCAACCTCAGCCTCGCTCTTTAGAACCTTCTCAATACATTTGTAGATTACCTGATTGTTTTGATTAGCGAAGCTGCCATGAGTAAGTAAGTCATTGACTTCTACGTAGGCGTCAATTCCATAGCTGAATAGTCCTGCCAGTACGGCTCGTTCAGCACCCGCGTCCGAAAGTTTCTGATCCATTGAGTCCTATCCTCATCCTGTGCAGCGGTTGCATCTCGTAAATTCGCCATAGACCAAGTCTTCATCAATCTCAAACGTCTTGTGACAAATGTGACAGTCTATCTCCACCTTAACTTTTGGTGGGCGAGTTCTGGCAGTTTTCCCCAATCTCTCAAACTTTTCAGGATCGAATCCTTCCTCTTTGTTTTCTCCTATGTCTTTCCACTGGTTTTGTTTTGCTCTCACTGGTTGTTTCCCACTTCCTTTTGAACCTTCTGGTCTAGTAACTGTAAAATCGTCATTCACCACGGCACGTCTTGGTCTTGGTTTCGCCGGGGGTTTCTTACGGCCTAACTCCTGAATTTCTTCTCGTCCGAGGTCTGCTGTCACCTCTACGGGCGGCTTCTCCGCAGATTCCATTACGCCCTTCATTAGAGCCTCTTTTTGTTCTTCCGATAATGACGATACAAATGCGTCAAAATTGCTCATTTTCTCTTTCCTTTTTCGATTAGGATATCCGCCTTGCGACGTATGTTGTATTCCCGGTTGGTAATACCCTCCACCTTAGAGGCTGCGTTGTCTTTCCAGTCGTGAATCTTCTTAGCCAATGCGTTACCCCGTAGAACACGGGCGTATTTGACCTCGTGCTTGGCGATCAGTTCAGTATCAAACTCTTGACCCATGATGCTGTTCAGACTGGTCTCACACCAGCGAATCACGTTTTGCATCTTCGCCCTTTGACTTCCAACATGATCTGCATATTGGTACAGCATAAAGGCGTAATTGAAGCAATCGTCCTGAGTCAGGGTGTCCATAGTGGCAATGTCGAAGGTTTCAGCCATCGCCCACTCCATACTGAACTTGCTTACGTTCAAATGGTTGCACGTAATGAACTCATCGACCAGTTTCAGGAAAGTCTTGAGTCTTTCGGCGGCGGTTTGATTGTTAGCAGTAGGCTCCAAGTTGTCCCCTCCAATCTTCATCTGACTCGTCGAACTTGAAAACTACCAACTCAAGCCCGTTAACTTCGCACCACGACTCTTTATTCCTGTCTCTCATTTTGGAGAGCAGGAATCCAGCCTTGCCCTTATGGAAGAACGGCACGTACTCGTAATGTTGCTTGCCGTGTACCTCTATCCCTATTCTAGCGTTCGGAACGTAGAAGTCAAGGTATAAAACGGATTTATTTGCAGGATTTGTACTTCCGGGGAGTTTTACTTCCTCGTAGATGGAGTAGCCCTTAAACTTTTCCGACAGAATCTCTCTCGCCCGCTTGTGATACGTCGAACAACGCGAACGCTGCTTGGAGTATTTCGTCAGATCAAGATTGTATTCCCGGTTGTTAAGACCGATCACTTTCATAGTAGAACTTCCCTTACCTGATCAATCAGGAACTTTTGAAGGTCTTCTTCCTTTGTGATGAAATTGCAGAGATTGTCCATTCCCTGAAACTTGAACGCCTTCTCAATCGCTTCTTCATTATCCTTGTGATGCTTCTCCACCTTCTTCTCTGTCATCTCTCCAAGCTGTTCTTCGGTAAGGACCGTGAGAATCTCATTGTCCACGATCCACTTCTTAATGAGCGGATCATCCTTATTGTCGATGAAGCAATTGACAGTGTACCATGCCCCCTTGGTCCCGATTAGGGCGAACTGGCTGGCGATATGGCAAATCTCCTGTGCCTCGTCTAGCCCAATGCCGTATCGAAGCCAACTCTCAGCAGTGCTTTGAGGGATGCCGCCAGCGGCAGAGGTCATAATACGCCAGTTGACCACCTGTCCCACATGGTTCCCAGACTCTTTGGGCACTTCCCACCGACCACGATGGGTGATGATCATATTCGTACCCACCTGATACTGGAGCATGTTGCCGCAGTCCGCGTGTTTCAGCGGTGCGAAGCGTGAGCCGCCCGTATTTGCAATGTTGTGAGTAATGAAGATGACGATAGCCTTCATCCGAGAGACATCGCCGCTGATACGTTTCAGGAACATAGCGAGAAGTCTTGGTAGGGCATTACGAACGCCCGTGCGAATCTCACCGTCTAGTTCAACTTGAGGAACCATACTAGATGCTGAGTCCACAATGCAAACCAGATTGGGTTCTTGCTTGATTAGGGTTTCGAGGGTGTTTAGATATGTTTCGGCAGACACGTCTGGTTTTTCGTCCGTCGCCTGAATGATCTCAATCTTATCAACGTCCAAGCCTTTGATGCCACGGAAATTCTCCTTGGTCATCCGACCCTCAGTGTTTAGGTAGAACACACGCTTCCCTAACGCCTGTGCCTTGGCGGCAAAGTAGAGGGCAGTAGTTGTCTTACCAGTCTTTGGGTCGCCCGTCATGCCAACGCACTGACCCTCTCTGAGTCCACCTCCAAGGGCGAGGTCTAACGCTGGAGATATACTAAGAACCTCAAAAGTGTCAAGTTTTTCCAAAACCTCCGTTCCTGACTGGATGATTGCACCGTACTTCTTGACGATCCCGTCTACTAGTAAGTCTCCAGTCTCTTTAGTCTTCTTCTTCGCCATTCTCTATGTCCCTCAATTTTTGTAGTAGGTTCTTTTTGCCATGAGATTTCTTGCGATGTTGCGGCTTTTCCACATAATCAATCTCTTGTTTCTCACTTGATTTTTGCCCCTCGGCAACCAAGTGGTACTTCCTAATGATGTCCTTGGCACTAGGATGGAAAAGTGAAAATATTTTCCTGAACTCAGTAGAGTTGACTGCTTTCACAATCCCTTCTTCGCTGAATTCCTTGATCATCTTGTTAGCGGCAATCAGTTGACGCTTGAAGGTCCAGTCCCACGGCTTCTTACTCCAAAACTTGTATGGGAGTGAACCAACGTTCTTGTTCTCTGCATTCTTCTTACACATGATTTCAGCGACGTATGCCGCACAGGTGCAAAAATCACCCGTTGATTCATGTTTGTACTTGCTCTTGTCTGAAAGTTTTCTTTTTTTCATTGTAGATCAAAGCCTCGTCGAAACAATTCTCTAGTGAGTCCTCATACTCTGTTTCCTTGATCAACTCTGGAACAACGTACATGGTTTTCATCATCTTACCGCCGGATAAAATCCCTATGGTAAAAAAATGTCTCGTCGCTTGACCCATCGCCCCCAGAACCGAACGTACAAGATAGATGGCATCTGCGTCTGCCACCTCTATTATACATCGGTTGGAGCGAAATTGCAAGTGCAAATCCTGAATAAAGACAGATTTTTCTTCACAATAGTCCTTTATCTCGAACCATTGCTCGTATTCTTTACAAAAGAAGTGTTTCCCGTCGCTTGTCATCACCTTGACGAAAACGAAATGGGTGTTGCTCTTTTCGCTACGATAAAATTCTGCCCACTTCTGATTATCCATTTCTATCCTTTAATGCTGGTAACACAACTGGCGTTTTTCCGTGCCGCCCGTGCGGCAGCACGATACCCTTTTCCTGCTTCGTCTGACGCTTCGGCTGCGTTGGGCGTCATTACAACTACGCCACTATCACGGTCATCATTAGGTCTAGCAAACTGACCCTCAATATGCCCCTTGGGTCTCTGGGAAGGGACTGTGTTGGGCGGCTGGCCGTCTGGAATAACCACGTTTGGTGCCGGATCAGGAATAGACTGAGACTGGGGCAACGTGTCAACGAATTTGTTCACGGTCGTTTGTGCCCGATCCAAATCCGTACAGAGTGACTTCACGTCCAAATCCAAGTGATTCTGGATGTAGAACTTTTCCGCCTTGCTTAACGGTCCTTTTTTAGTCATTGAGCATTCCCCTTTGTGCTTTGGTCAGGTAAATAGAGTTGTTGGTTTTCAGATACGTCAGGTACAGGTCGAAAGTGTTCTTCGATACCCGTTGCATTTTGGTATCTAGGATACGTTCGCGTCTTCCGTATGGCCCTGATGGGTCAAGCGGCGTTCCCTGATACGTGCAGATGTAGTGTGTCGTGCGATTCAGATCGCTGTTAATAAGAACCTTGGCATATTGGGCAACCTTTTGAACCCCTTCTTCGTCCAATAGCGTTCCCGTCTTGTCAAAGGCTTGTGTCTTCACTGGTGATTCGTTTAGAAAACCCTCACCTACAAATCTTATCGGTCGTTTGTCTGTCATTTCTTACCTTCCATAATGTAGCGTTGCTTTTGTGCTGGACTCATTTTGTTGAGTTCCCTAGTCGTTGCGTTCCCATATTTGGGATTGTCAAACCACTCTCTGGGTGCTTGTGACGTTTCCTCACTCCTCTTAGCTTGAGCCTCATTAATCTGAGACTTGTACTTCCTATTGTTTTGTTCCTCTAGCTGTCCAACGGTTTCCACCTTCTTCACAGATGTGAGTAGTCCACCAAAGATAACCCGTTCAAGTTGGTGCTTGCGGCACTCCGGGCATCTCTTTAGTGGCTTGTCCTTGATACTCTGGACAACATTTTCAATCAAGTGTTCGCACGCGGAACACTCATAATCATATCTCGGCATTATCTTCCTCCAATGCTTGTAGTACCCGGCCAATAATGCCGTGACGTTGAATATCGCTGTATGTCAACTCGCAGCAGGCGACCCCTTCGACATCTCGCAGGCGATCCATGCAGAACTCCATACCGCTTTGCCCTCTCAGGTCGTTCTGATTAATGTCCCCATTGATCATCACCTTAGAGTTCTCACCGATCCTCGACATGAACATCTTGATCTGATCTTTGGTGCAGTTCTGAGCCTCGTCAAGAATCATGTATGAGTTGTCGAAAGTGGCACCACGCATGACTTCCAGAGGGCGATACTGAATCGCTACGTTGTTGAAGTAGTGACCGTACCAAGTACGTTTTAGGAAGTGTTTTAGGTGTTGCTCCATTGGGTAGTGATAGGGTGCAACCTTGTCTGAGATTTCACCCGGCAAGGCCCCAAGGTCTTTACCGGTACACACCAGAGGGCGAGTGACAATAATCTTATCTATTTCCATGTCGCTGCGATGCAGTTGGTGAGCCGCCATTCCTGCGGCGATGAAAGATTTGCCGGAGCCTGCGGGACCAGAACAAATTATGATGTCGTTTTCAAGGATTGCACGGATGTAGTTCTTTTGGTTGGGAGTCCTCGCCTCTAGAGGCTCCAGCTTATTGTTGTTGTTTTGTTTTTTGTTTCGAGATTTGCTCATATGAACCTTTTAGTTGTTGTGTTTACAGGTCTTGTTCTTTAACGAAGATGCCGTCTACCATCTGGCCCTTCCTGTCTTTGATTTCTTCCCACGCCACTTCCAAGCAGTTGCGGAGTGAGAGTCCGTTCCTCTGTGCGATGTTGAGCATAACGACCAGCATGTCTCCAAGGTCATCCTTGACATCTTTGCCCTTACACACGCTGTCGGATAGCTCCCCTAACTCTTGTGCGAGTTTGAGGGTCTGATCCTTATCGGTGCTTCCGTAGATGAGGTTGCGGTCATAGTGCCACTGCACCACTTTCGCCATGAGTTCGTCTAGGGTCGCCCCCATTGCTTGCTGCCTACGCATCTCAGCGATTCCTATGTTTATGCCACTTGGATAAGAGGTGAACGTAGGTGTTTCCACAGCGTAAGCTGGATTTAGCATGACTCCACAGGATACCGGGAGATTAAGCTCGTCGGGTATCCAGTTTGGGTTTTTAGGTCCATAAAATGGTGGATTTACATCGTTGTAGAAACCGTGTTCGTCTTTCATAGGTCCATGTCCTCAAAATCCATGTCTTCCAAATCGTTTTTACTAGCCCCAATTTTGTAGCTGGTAATTTCATGCTCCTGCGGAGCAACTTGAACGCTCTCACTACTCATCCAGTGTTGTGTCCATCCAGCAATAGGGTTTTTCCCAACGTTCTCATAAGGTAGCCCAATGGACTTCCGTCTAGACATACATAGCCAATCAATGTACTGGTGGAGAACTCGCTCGTTCAGACCAATGATCGACCCGTCTTTGAACAGGTAAGACGCCCATTCCTTTTCCTCTACGGCTGCACGCTCAAACATTTCAACCGCCGCGTCCTGACATTGTTCAGCGACCTTGGTAAAACCCTCTGATTCTTCCCTCTGGAGAATCTTGAGAATTTCCTGAGTACTGGATAGGTGAAGGGCCTCGTCCCGCTTGATCAATTTGATGATATCGGCATTGCCGACCATCTTCTTGTTCTCTGCGAAGGCGAAGCTGCACACGAAGGATACGTAGAACCGGACGGCTTCCAGAATGTTGATGCTCATCACTGTCATGTAAATCTGACGACGCACGTCAGCAGGCTTGGTTGAATCGCACATGCCCATCAGGTTATTATAGTCCCCAATGGCCCCTTTTGCCCGCTTAATTATCTGCTTATCGTCATAAATTCCACTAAAAACCTCTCGGCTGTCAGCAAAAACGTTCTGAATGATGTACGAATAGCTCTGTGAGTGGATTTTCTCAAAGAACTGCCATGTCATCATACAGGCTTCCAACTCGGTGTTTGTCACGAATTGAAGCAGCGTCGGAACGCCCCTACAGATAACGCTGTCGAGCATCGTCTGGTATTTGAGATTGGATGTGAAAATGAATTTCTCGTTGTCGGACATCTCCTTAAAGTCGGAGCGGTCCTTCTTCAACTCGATTTCTTCTGGTCGCCAGAAATTCATCATCTGCTTACTGTCCAAGTCCTTGAAGACTGGATATTTAAGCACGTCGTAGCGTTGAACACCCAAATCCTTCCCCAAGAATAGGGGTTGGCTCATAGGGTCAACGTTCTTTAAGTTGAAAATCGTCTTCATTTAGCTTCCTCAAAAAGAAGATGTAGCTTCCGTGAAAATGGCCCATAAGGTATGTCTTCATAGGACATCGGCCCGTCAATCGCACCAAAAGGATGGCGGCATGACCGAAAAGCTCCATTGCCCATGAACTTAGCAACAACAGACAGTGGAAAAGCCGTCGCCATTTGCATGGCTGAAAATTGGTAGTTGCTATACACTACCTTCTCTTCTTCCCAATCGTCTACTCTGGCCTTGATTATAACAAGGTCGGGTGCTGGGGGACAAGCCTTAGTCAAGAAAGATACTAGCTCTTGATCTGAGCTAATATTGTCCATTAAGAACTTCATCGCTTCACAATGGCCCGGATATCTGAGGGTCCGGTAATGACAGTCTTGTATCCCCCTCTTTTGCATCGTTCCGATTGTGTGAGACGCTCCACCGCTGGTATAAAACGCCTCCATCATACCAAGGTCGGTTTCTACGTATATCAATCCAGACATGCCGTCAGCCAGAGTAATCCTCCCGTCCGTCAACACGTCGCACCGGTCTTTGTACTCATTGATGAGTCCCTCGTATGACCAAGTGCAGTTGTACTTTAGATAGTTGTCGGGGACTATGGGAAGTCCACCAACCATCATCTCAACTGTCTGGGGATTGTGTTCCTGAGAGTTGTAACCGTGTTCGGCCAAGATATTAACCCATCCGGGTGCCAAGCCCAAGTCGGTCATCACAAGAGAATGGTTTTCCTTGGCGTACTCGTTGATGCGATAACTTGTGCCTACGTGTCCACCTAGATCGCAATAGGGCATCTTGTGGTCGATGCAGTGTCTAGCCAAGTTTTCGTTCTGGTGGTACGGCATCGCAGAAATTACAATGTCGCAACCCGTTAGTGGCGGATACAAGTCGTTAGGACGAACGCCAGCCAGAAAGCACGTAGCGGGGCAAGACACGCCCTCAGAACACTCATGTAGATTGTCCGTGTCATAATCTACCAATACA